TTGCGCAGTAAGTTGCGAAATCATACAGATGAAATTTCGAGCCGTTCGACTTAGCTGTGTTGCGCGCCGATGTGCGGGTTATGTCTACAAACGCAGGAACGCCAGTCTTACTGTACCCATCAGCACCGTCGTTCATGTGATATCTGCCGACATACTTACCACTGCCCGGATGTTTCGTCATGCCAGTTTCCGGTTTGTCCGAAACATAGAAATACTGCTTCGTACCACTGCGCTTCTGAGCCACATAAAACACAGGAATAAATACCATAGTGTAGTTATTCGACCGTGCAAAACCACTATCACCCTTCCACGCCGTCACCGTACCAGACGCATTAAGGTTACATTCTTTCATACCGTTCCAAGGCGCATACGCATCAAAAGGCGAACTGCCCGAACCACTACCAGCCGCTGGTTTCGGCTCAGTTGTCACAGACCGTGTAACCAATCCGTAAGGGTCAGTGCTCGGAGTTAAGCGCGTCAGCGCGGTGCTCGAATTGCTCGTATCCCAGCAAACGCCGAACACGTTAGCGTAGCTCAGCGTCAGCGCCTTGCTCTGACCACTGGCGGTAACGCTTACTGTGCCCTCCGCTGTCTGGTCACCCTTAGTAGCCTTGATTACCCAAGTGCCCGCCTTACCGACGGTAAATACCGCCGTTCCGTTACTCGTTCTGGTCAGCACCGTGCTGCCCAGTGTCGCCGTCACCGTTGAACCACTGTCTACGGTTACGGTAATCGTAGACCGGAATTTCTCAAGCGTTACTGCAAGCGCCGTGTAATACGCCTTGGTTGTAACCTCGGTTGTATACGTCACGCCATCCAGCACGCACGACAGCGTGTAACTCGTGTTAATGCCGAGCACGCTTACAGTTGCCGTCTTGCTGCTGTCCACCGCGCCGGTGTACTGCTCACCGCCGCCCTTGAGCGTCCACACCTGACCGACAAAATCAGCCGCAAACGTCAGCGTAATGCGTGAACCGCCCGATGCCGGTGCATCTACCTCGCCCACGGTGTCATTCGCGGTAAAGCCGACGTACTTACCTTTTTTGCCCTTGATTTTGTCCTGTTTCTTGGAAAACAGTGTACTGTGTGCATCTGCCGTATCGTTGTGCGTGGACACCTCATTTGCAGCCGTGCCGGACGGGTCAGCGCCAACCTGCGGAGCCGTCACCTTGTGTGGGTTGCTTGTGCTTGCAATATGTCCAGGCACGTCACTCAGCGCCTTATTAAACGCGGCTTCCGTACCGGAATACCCCGCTTCTACCGCCGAAGTATACGCGCTCTTGCCGTTCTGACCGGCAACGCCAGCCGGGCCTTGCGGACCCTCCGGGCCGGTCTCGCCTTGGGGGCCTTGCACACCTTGGATACCTTGGGGGCCTTGCTTACCCTGTTTGCCCTCTGGCCCAGTCTCACCCTGCACACCCTGTGCGCCTTGGGGGCCTTGGGGGCCGGTCGGGCCCTCCAGCTTGCCGACGGATACCCAGTCGAGCGCGATTTCCGACCAGATGTAGCACTCATGATTCGCGCTCACCTGATACATAAACTCGTCGCCGTTGGGGATTGCCTTGCGAAGTGCCGCCAGTGTCGCGTAAACATCCTGCACGAACAAACTCTTGCCGTCCTTGCCGTTTGCGCCGGTCTTGCCCTGCGGGCCCTGAGGACCTTGTGCGCCGGTGTCGCCTTTCGGGCCATGAGGACCTGCCGGACCGATTTCGCCCTGTTCACCTTTTGGACCTTGTGCACCGGCCACGCCCTGAATACCTTGTGGGCCTCGTGCACCCTGAGCGCCCTGTGCGCCCTGCACACCCTGAGGGCCTTGCGGACCGCGAACCGAAACGCTCTGCGGCGCGATTGCCGTAGCCTGCACGGTAAACGACATAACGCCGTTCTCGTCCACGCTCGGCACGATTACCGGGCCGAGATTGCCGGTTTCACCTTTCGGGCCACGCTCACCGGTTTCACCTTTTTCACCCTGCGGGCCGACAATGCCGTGAACAACCGTTACACCGTCCACATCCTCGACCGAGCCCTCCGCAAACTGCATCCTGCTCCTCTGCGGCAGCGCACGCCCGTCCGCATCGAGCACAACATGACCGCTCGAGCCGGTCGCCTCGAAATTCACGCCGTCGGTTGACGTTTCGAGAACCTTGTCGCTGTTGAGCCGCATATAAACGATCGAGCCGTCCGGTGCCTTGACGGTAAAAACGTCCTGTCCGGTCAGCCGGTTTACTTCGTCGATAACCTCGTTGACTTTCGGAATCGCCGTCTTGCCTGTCAGTCTGTCGAATACCGCCTTGTTTTCCGCCGCGCTGCCTGTTAAGATATCAGGCGCAGAAACAACGCCGTTCGTGCTTACCGCACTGTCTGAAATCTTTTCGATTGCCATTTACTCACCTCACCATAGTTCCGATGGTGTATCTCTTGATAATGCCGAACAGACCGAACGCCTCGTTCAGTGCTTCATTCTTCGCGATCAGCTGCAAGGTCTTGTATTTCTTTACCTTGCTGTTAAAGGGAAGTACCTGCGGCGCATCGTTCGTGTTAAAGGTAAAACGGCTGAAATCAATATCTTCCCAATTGAAAATATCCGCGATACCCTCGCGTATCTTTCTGCCGAAATCCCTCTCTGTCCGTGCGTATACCTGCAAGGACGAACGGGTATACGGCTTCATCATAATGCCGCTGCCGCGCTTCACCATCGTTTTATAGGTCATAAAATCGCCGTCATCGTCCGCTTTTGTGTGCCATTCTGCCGCGATTGCAGCGCCGCCGGTGATTTTGCCGTCCTCGCCCATCGTGCCGCCGTCCGAATACGCCTGCATGGTGTCTATATCCGTGTTCAGCCGACAGATTTTGCCGTCGCTTGTGCCAAAATACAGGTTTCCTCGGCTCTCCATCATGCGCACCGCCGGGAAGTTGTCCCAGTAATAGCACTCATAGACATAATCGCCGTAGGACTGCGGCTTGTACGCCACGTTCTGGTTGGTGTCCATAACATAGGCGTGACCGTTTACCGCCAGCACATAATAGCCGTTCCACACCACAGCGCAGGCGTTTTCAAGGTGTTCCTCTTTCGTTAATGACGCGTCTACATAGTAGCTGCGGTTTCGCGCTACCTGCAGTGCCGTGATGTTGCTGCTCGTCAGCGCAAACACGCCCGTTCGACTGAGGAATACCGGTTCCTCCGGCAGATACGCAAACGCCCGTTTTGCCACTGCACCAGCACCAGCGGCGGCGCGTCTTACCGGAAACTGCACCTTGCTTGTGGTCGTGTCGATGTTGTAGCCGCGAAAGTAAATCGTGGTTTCGCTTCGGTCGTCTGCCTTGATGATGGCCTGACTGTCCGAAATCGCGCTGTACCCGATGATTGCCGCGCCGTCCGCGCCCACCTTGGTATAGGAAAGATCGGGAAAGTACAGCGGGTTGTTGCTTTCACACCGCCAGTCCTTGTCCTGCGCATCAGGATTTCCCGCAAAGAACACCCTGTCCTGTGACTTGCCGCCGTAGATTGCGGCAATGGTACACTTGGTGATCTTCTCCTTGTAGCCCTCCACCGGCTTCACAAACGTAATGACCACATTGTCCTTGCCGGTGATCGCCGGTTTCGGCGGTGCGCTCGTAAACTTCACCTGTCCCTTGGTCTTGTCCAGCGTGTACTTGCTGCTCTCCCACACCTTGTCATCTACCTTAACCTCTGCAATGCTTTCAATGTCGGTGGTGTCCAACTGATACGTCGTTGCCGAACCGTCCGCGCAGAACTCGTTCTTGCGTTTGTTTGACAGCAAATTCACGTCTTCGAAGCTGGTTCCGCCTCCCGTCGGCTTGTTAGCAATGGTAGTAGTCGGAACGTAAGCATCCACTGTTGCATCCTTGGCGGTCTCGCCGTCGAACACAAGGTACTCGCCGCCCGTCAGCACATACATTTTGTCGTTCAGCGTAAACGACGTGCCCTGCTTGTTAGTAAGTCCGCTTTTCAGCTCTGTCAAGGTGTTCTCCGTCCACTTGTACAGCCGTGTGCCACCATGCACAAGAAAGTATTCTTTGCCCTTGATAATACCGCGATACAGGCCGTTTACCGGCTTTTCGACATTCAGCAGCACGCGCCATCCCTTGCGCTTTTCGGGAAAGCCGCCGCTGTCCGAGATCAGGTTTACCGTACCGGAAGCGCCGCGTGCAGAATCAACCTGCGTCGGGTTGCTTGACAAATCCACGCCCTTGAACTTGGAATACTCGGTCTTGTACTTTTTCGGGGAATCGGGAATCTTGTATGTTGCCATTTACACCCACCCCGTAACCGAGCGCCACGCGCCGCCGCTCGAAGTCTGCTGTCTCCTGCTTGCAAGCATCTGCTTTACGTTCTCGTATTCGTTCAGATACTGCGTCGCCATGGAAATATCATCTTCCTTGAACACCTCCGCCGCGATATACAGCGGAATTGCCCGCTGTGCCTCCTCCGCAAGAGAAAAGGTCGTGTCGCCCGGCGTGTCCTCGGTGATTTCCTCGGGATAAGCCTCATACCAGATAACGAGCGTTCCCTGATACTCCGCCGGAAGATACAGCTCGTCCATGCCGTCAAACTGATAGTCGTTCACGCGCTCAAACGTGTTGTTTTCGCCGCGAATGGTCAGCCGGTCAGGGCAGAACCGCATGAAATCCGGTGCAAGCTCCTTGAGGTGGTACAGCCGGTTGCCCTTCGCGTTATCGTCCGGCAGTTCCACCTCCACGCTCTTGTAAATCGGCATGATCTCCGCAAGGTCGATCATTGCGAACCATGCCGCGTGCGGCATTGCCCGCACATAATCCGCCACATCGGGCGAGGTCAGCGCGGTTTCCGTGCCGTAGTTGAGGCGCGAGAAAATCTTATCAAGCGCCGCTTTCTGGATTTGCTCCCATGTCATTCGCTCACACTCCTTTCAAAAAGGAAAAGGCGGGGTTTCCCCCGCCGCTTATCCTTACAGCAGTGCGGTAGCGTCTGCAAGGTCCTCGCCTGCAATTGCAATCGAGCGCCAGTTTACGAAACCGGCAATGAAACGTGCACGGCCGGTGTATACCTGTGCGTCGGTGTTCTTGTCGGTATAGCTGTCGGTGGTCAGCTTTACGCGATCGAGGAACGGCATAGCAAGCGTGTTCTGGTTTTTCTTGCTGTCCATCAGCATGAAATACTCCTTGCCTGCAATGGTGTTCGGCAGATAGTTCCAGACGATGAAATTCCATCCGCCGTACTGAAAGTTGAAGCCTACGCGGTTGCCGCCGTCCTTAAATTCAGAGCCGACAACCTCGGTCAGCTTGCGCTTCATCTTGCCGCTGTTCGGGATAATGATAGTATCCGGCGCAGTTGCGAGCAGGTTGCCATCATCGTCGGTGAACTTCTGCATCTTCTCCTGCATGGTGTCCAGTACGGTGTACAGGTCATCAGACGAGGTGTAGGAGAAGCGGTTGGACTGGGTGTACTTCGGCTGGGTGATGGACTTGTGCGCCTTGTTGAACAGAGACAGCTTATCGCCAGTAGTCGTGTCGTAGGTACGCATCTGCATATCCTTGTTGCCAAACTTCATGGAGCTGTTCAGACCGCCGATCAGCGTTGCAGCAGCGTACATCTCACGGGTACGCGCAAAGGAAAGGCCGAAATCGCGTGCTCGTGCGATAACCGCGCTCTGATTGCCGTCCTCCATCATCTCACGGGTGATGGTCAGGCGCTTTTTCCACGTGCTCGGCTCAAGGAACTTGGAAAAACCCTCCTGAAACGAGGTATCCGGATACGGGCCGTTCTCGCCTACATCCTCAAAGTTGCCGCTCGAAGTCATGGAGAGGTATCTCTCGCCGTACTTGTCGGTAGTGTCCATGCAGAAAATCTTCTTGAACTGCGAGTCCTGCTCAAAGTCCTCGATCTCGTGCTCAATGATTGCCTTGATAGGAGCTTCGGACTTGCCAAACAGGGAGTCAACGAGACCGGAGCCCTTAGAAATAATATTACCTGCCATTATTTATTTACCTCCTTGGGGTTAGGCTGCTGCCGCCGGAGTTACGAAAACGCCGCGTACAGTGGAATTGGTGGTTGCGCCGTCGGTGTCCAGAATCTTGAACACGCCGGAAGTGGTGGTTGCGGTAACGCCCAGCGCGTCAGGGCTCAGAGTAACCGCAGAACCAACCACAGTTGCCGCAACGGTCGCAGTGGACACGGTTTCAAAGATGGTGTTTTCGGTTACTTCGATGGCCGGGTAAGTGCCGTCTGCGCGCTGCGGACCCATGACAATGTGGGTCGGCTTGGTAGTAGCCGCGCACTTAGCCAGTGCACCGCCGGTCAGGTTTGCCGCCATGCCGAGAGAAAGACCGACCGCGCCCTTGGGGTACACAAACGGTTCTACATCTGCAACGCGGCTGTATGCCTTGATAAACATAGAAATTCTCCTTTTCAGATACGTTTTTTGTAGTCTGCAACAATCTGCTGCTTTGTCCAGTTCGGAAAAGCCTTGCGATACCACTGCATGGTTTCGTCGGGAACATGCACGTCATCGCCGCTTTCGCCTGCTGCTGTGGTGGTCAGATGGCTCTTGCCGTTGACATTGTTCATCGCCTGCTGCTTTGCCGCCGCGGCTTTCTTGCCGGTGAGCGTATCAAAGTTTGCAAGGCGGAACGCATCAACAAGCGAATAGCCTCTGTTGACGTACTCGTTAAAAACGGGTGCGTTCGGGTGATTTGCCAGTGCAGCAACGTCGGTGATGGACGGGTCAAGGTGGGAAATTTCCTTGATTGCCTCGTTCATCTGCCGCTCGCCCTCCTCCATCTGTACACGGTCAAGAACCTGCTGTGCCTGCCGTACAGTGGGGTTGTTTGCGATCATCTGATCGAGCATAGCGGGGTCGAGCCCTGCCTGCTGCATCTGGTCGCGCTGATATGCCTGCTGATACGCCTGCAAATCAGCTTCCGAGGTGATCGGCTTGTTGGTGTACGGGTCGAGCTGACCCTCGTACATCTGCCGTACCATCTCGTCCTTTGCCGCCTGACGCTCCTGCTGAATGCGCTCCTTAAACTGCGCTTCCGATCTGCGTCTTGCAGCGGCAAATCGTGCGTTATCTTCCGCACTCTGTACTCCCTCGGGTGCAGCTTCGGCGGTCTGCTGCTCGTTTTCGCCTGTTTCCTCGGGTCCGATGGACGCAGGTTCGGCGGTTTCCTGCTCGTTTACGCCTGCCTCGGTGGTTTCCACTTCGGTTTCCATAATTTCTTTCATTTTGGTATTCCTTTCCGGATTTTTACGCTGTTCCATGCGATTTTGGGCATAAAAAAACCGCCCTTTCGGACGGTTCCGCTATTCCCTTTTACTTGCCGCTCTTAGAGGAGCGCAGATCGCCGCCGGTCTTAACGGACGGCTTCTTGCCGGAAGTCTGGGTAAATACCGCCTTAACCTCCATGCTGCCGGTGTTCTTGATCTTACCGGCGTAACCGCTCTTATTTGCCATGCTATTTCACCTCCTTTACTATCTGCTTATAGTTCGAACACTGCGGATTTTTGCAGATAAGCACGAGCTTACCGTCTACAGTGTCGGTCTTGGTGTCGATTTTACATACCGGACATACCATAACTGCCGCCTCCCTCCTGATAACTCGGCATTGTCTCCGGGCTGACGTAGCCGGACTGCGTAATATCGGGAATGCCGTCTGCATTTGTTGCCATCGGCTGCATCATTGCCTGCTGCTGTGCCAACATCTGCCGCTGCATCTGCTGCTGCTCTAAGCGCTCTGTAAGCTGCTGCTTTACCTCGCTCGCCAGCGGGTAGTGCAATCCCTCCATGATCGTCCAGAACGTCAAGAGACTCTGCATATCGGTCGGGTCGCCAAAGCAGCCGTTTTCAAGATTCATGCGTGCCTCCTGCCAGAGGTTTTCACGGTTGCCCGCAAGCGGTGCGGTCTGGTCAACGCTGAACAGAAACTCATCGTTCCAGTACGGTTCGCCTGCCTCGTCCACCTTGAGGAAGTCCATCTTGTTAAACACGCCATACATCTGCGTGCCGTTGGTGTCCTTGTAAACCATCGGGCGCGGCTCGTCCGAGTACGCCAGTAAAAACTTAAACATGACCTCGAACAAATCCGCATAGGCGGCATTCTTCATCACCTTGCGGCTCTCCAGTCGTCCGGCGGTCTGCGCCGCTGCAAACTGCTTTGCCGTACCAGAGGTTGCGGTGCTGTCCTTGCGTCCCTGGAACGAATCCGTAATACCAATCAGATTACGCATTGCCGTGTAGGTGCTGTCCTCAAACGCCATATCGCGGGAAATATCCGGCTGCAGGGTAAGCACATCAACCATTGCTTTTTCTTCCGGATTGTCAATCTCAAAAACCTTGAAATTCTCGTCCGTGCGTCTAATCTGCTTTCCCTTTGGCAGCGTGATAACCGAGCCGCCGCCCAGAAGTTTTACCGAAATCGAGCTGTCGATCTTGTTAATCAGCATCTGCTGATCTCGTATCATGTCCACGTCCGAGGACCCGAGCAGCTTTCCGACTACGCTTACATTCCGCCGCAGTACCACCGGATACACGTCCGGCTTGTAGTACGGTATCATGTCGTTTTCCTCGTGCTGTGTAACGGTAGGATTGCCCAGCTCGTCAAGCTGCACATCCTCTACGATCTTCGTCATCGGGATGCCGTTCTCGTCCGTCCGCGCAAAGTCCTTTACGGTTTCTTCGCTGCCGCGCTTGCTGCCGCAGTACGGGCAGGTGTCGCCCTGCATATCCGCGCCGCACTTAGCGCATTTCTTGATTCTGCGCGCTTGATAGTCCTCCATGTACTCCAAAAGCACATCGTTGCACCACGCCACGCGCCCGATGCCGCCGTCCTTGTTGCGGAAATAGCCGATGTTTTCGGTTACCATATCATCGGCGGTGGACTGCTCAAAGCCTCGTGCATCGGGCTGCTCCTCGTCCTCGTCGGATACGTCCTTTCCGTACTTCTTCTTGATGTACTCTTTCGACTGTGCGAGCTGAATAAAGAAGTAATCCATATCCGGAATGTTATACACGCCCGGCTGCGGAATGAACTGCTTCGGGTGCAGCAGGGACACCGACAGTGCGCCCCGCGTGGTGTGCGTCCGCTTGGTGTTATCCCATTCCACCAGAAACAGGTCTCCGCCGTGCGTCGGTGTGGTTCTCTCGTCCTGATCGTTCAGGCGCTCGAACGGCAGTCTATCAAGCTCGTTTCGGATGTAATCCTCAATCGTTTTCGCAAGCTGTTCGTCTTCCTCGTGTCGCGGTGTAACCTTTGGCGTGGGAATATCGCTCGATACTTCCGCCTCGATGATTTCCGCTACCACGTTCCGCGCCACTACTGCATCTTGCGCTTTCTGCGTCTTGCCGTGCACCTTGTCGATCTTATGCGTTCCCCGGTAGATTTCTTCCCGTTCTACCATCAGATTAAGCTCCGGCTGGTACTTGCTCCGCGCCTTGCTTAGCCTGTCCTGCCACTTCTTCAAAATCTGTTCGTCACTCTTGCCCGTTTTATCAAACGGATTTTGCATTATATCACCTCATTTTCAAAACGGATTTCCCCATTTAGATAATAGGTACTCCTGTCCGCTCTTGTCGGCATTGTAGTAATCCTCGTACATGTCATCCGTCCACTTCGCCCGCTTGCCTCGCGGCTTGTCCTCGGTGTAGCTCTGCTGTGTGCGTGCATAGTAGGCGATAGCCAGCGCCATAACGCAGTCATCGTGCGCGCCCTGCTCCGCTTCTGCTCTACCCTTTTCATTCCTTACAAACGTCAGCATTTCGCCCAGCGTGTCCGCGTCGTTCAGCAGCTCCACGCTCTCGCGCACCACCTCCACCAGACCGGCAATAATAACCGGACGGGTAACAGAGGTGGTCTTAAAGCCGTAGCTGTCGCGTACTCTGTGGGTGTAATTGTCCTCGGTCTGCCGGACGTACTGCCGCGGATACCGCAGCCGTTGCAGCTCCTTGATGGGGTAACTGCTGTAATTGGCCTCAATCGCAATCAGTGCCCGGTTGTAATAGATACCCAGACAATACATCTGTGCGGCGTACACGTCCTCATCAAACTGGTGTCTAAGCGTGCAGACCTGCCGCCCTGTGGTGTTGTCCAGCACCTGCCCTACAAACCAGTCTGAGCCCTCGCCGGAGGTATCGCCGCCGATGACATAGGGCACGCCGTCCCGCCGGTCTTGGTAGATCGTGATATATCCGTCCGTATCGTCCACCCACCGGATAGACTTATCATCAATCCGTACTTGGTTAGCTATACCATCGTATACGGTCGTATACGCAAAGTATCCACGGCGTTCCGGCGGCGGCAGCTCCGCAAGCCTGCCGTTGACCTTGGCCGCGTCAAAGATTGTCTTGCCGATAACGCCCCATTGCCCCAGGCAGTACACTTGATAATAGTACGGATCGCTGTCCTTGTACCCCTCAAGCGTCCGCTTGTAGTCCTCGTCAAGCCATGCGTTATCCTTGTACGTCGTCTTAAGTGTCACCGCCCGCTCGTCCTTGCGGTCGAAAAACCGCTTTTTGAGCCAGTGCAGAACGTTGATCGGATTAAATGACAAGGTAATCTGTCCGTGTATCCGCTTGCCTCGCAGACGGATATCAAGCTGATTAAAGTCGGCTTCCGCAATCTCGCTTGCCTCCTCAATCCATATATCGGTCAGCTCGCCGCGCGGGAAAGTAACCGACTTGATTTTTTCCGGGTCATCCAGTCCCTTAAAAATACAGGCGTTGCCGGTCTGCTTGCAGACAATCCGCAGATCGGTAACGTCAAACAGCGCATGCAGCCCCCAGCCGTTAATGACCTGCTGCAGCAGCGCAAACGTAGACGTTCGGTTTGTGTCGCCAACCTTGCGAACTACAAGCACATTGCACAGCGGCTTGCACATCATCCGCACGATTAGCCGTTGAGCCGCGAACACCGACTTACCAGAGCCCGCGCCGCCGTATAACACAATATATCTGTGCTCATCATCCGAAAGCAGCGGCAGGTAAGCCGCATTGAATGCCCGTTTGGGAATGTTTACTTGCACCCGCCGCACCTCCTAATTGTACAAAATGCGTATTTTGCATAATAAGCAACGCCGTCCGTCTCGCTCTCCGGTATTTACCCCGAGTTTTCCGGCACTCAGCCCCACAAAAACCCTTGATTTTGCAAGTCCGCAAAACAAATCCTGCAAATCAGGGTAAAAAAACAGACCTGCACCGCTGTTACGCGGCTGCAAGTCATCAATCTGTATCCGTCATTTCGTCGTCGTCCAGCAGCTTAACAGTGATCGTCTGCGCTCCTACAATTTCCCGGCGCTCGATAAACGCGCCAATACTCCGTGCGCGCAGCTCAGACGCTTTGAGACGGTCTTTTATATCTGCCTTATCATTACGCATGGTATCGCTCCAAAACGCGTTAATCTCTGCCATATCCGCCACACGGGCACGATCTAACAGCTCGTCCCGATCTGAAATGTATTTGCTTAGTTTTGCTAAGTTTTGCGCGCCTATCGTGTGGTGATTATCTCCCTTGTAACCGGCAAGCCGTGCCGCCTCTGTAGCTGTCTTGCCTTGCTTGTAGTAATCAATCCATGCCCGCTGCTTTGCGGTCAGCTTGTTCATAATGTCACCCCTTACTATATATAGACACAAAAAAGCCGCCCCGGTTACTTGGAGCGGCTTTTGTCTGCCTACAATATGTTACTTGTCCATGTCTGCCGTTATCAGCTTATATACATAGCTGTTCAGGCTCTCGCCCTTGCTGGCTGCATACTCCTTAATGCGTTCGCGTTCTCCCTTTGGTACTACGATATTAAGCCGATCGTATGCTTTCGCGTTATACTTATTACTCGCCCGTGTTCGTGCGTTTGGGTCAACTGCCATGGTATCACCTCCCTATTATAGTGTACCACAGCCGTTATCATTGCTCAATTATACAATTCTACCAAATATCATTACTCAATTGTGTTTACTTTGCCTATTGCTTATCATTACTCAATGATATATACTGTAATCACAACAAAGGAAAACACCAAACACCGAAAAGAAGTAATCAATATGTTAACTAACCGAGAAACCAACGCAGCAATCAAGCGCGAGACCGCAGCCGAGGCTATGACCAAGGCGCTTGCCGACATGGGCTATGATGCTCTCACATACTGCCAGATTGACTAAGGGAGCCTCACCGCTCCCTCTCTCCCGCCCGGCTCACGCACCCGCGGCGGAACATATCAAAAAGACTTTTACACAAAAGTATTAACTTTCGCACAAGAGTATTGACTTTCGCGCAAAAGTTCGCTATACTATAAATACGGAAAGAACTAAGGAATAAAGCAGGAGGTAATTATTATGTTAGCAACTCTCACTCTGTTCTGCGAGCCAGCCGAACGCCTCGACGAAGCAAAATCCACGCCGAACTATCCCGTCAAAAAATATGACGCTTTTGTCGTTACCGAGGACAGCGTGGAATCCGACCGTCAGGTCGGTAGACTTGGTTGGAGCACCTACGGCGGCCCTATTGCCTTGCGGCGTGTCCTTATCGAGATACCGGAAGGTGTGCATTACGGCCGCTGCAATTTCGGCGGCTATCATAGCACGGGGATGGAATACTACGGCGACTACGACGCGCACGACGGCAATCTTTGCTTAGTGCCTGTCACTGTCGGCAAGCCTGCCAGCCTGCGCGAGCACGGCGAAAACCTCGAAGCCGCATTCGATGCCGCGATTGATTCCGGTATCTTTTTCTCCATCCCGAGCGAGGACGGCGGCCGACACACGGAACGCGCCCACATTTACAAGGTCGGCGAGGTCATGGATAAGGCACACGGCGATAAATGGCCAAAAGGCAAAATCTCCGTTGCAGATATCCGCGAAGCCGCAGGCTTAACCCAGCAGCAGCTTGCAGACGTGACCGGCATCCAGCTGCAAACCTTGCAGCAAATCGAATCCGGTAAGATCACCGCCTACGAGGCAGGCGAGAATTACCGCGAAAAGATCGCCGAAGCGCTGAGCTTTTACGACTATCAGAGTATTTTCTAATCTTGAAAGGAGCACCCAACAATGAATAAAGTAATCCGCGGCAAGCGCTACAACACAGAGACCGCGAAGTTAGTCGGCACCTGGGAAGCTAACGAGCCGGAAAACTCGGATTTCTGGGAGAAGGAAGAGCTCTTCCAGAAGCGAAGCGGCGAATTCTTCTTGATTGGTCAAGGCGGCGCACAAACGCAGTATGCACGTTTTTCTATGAGCGGCGAAAGCAAGCCGGGCATTGAACTCCGTCCGATCGAGCCGGAAGAAGCGTCTGACTGGGCCGAGGAACATCTCACGGCCGATGAGTACGAAGCGCTTTTCGGGCCGGTTGCCGAGGACGGCAGTCGCGGCCGCATTACTCTAACGCTGCTCAACTCCACCATTGACACCGTGCGCCGCGAAGCGCAGCGCCGAAAAATGAATTTTAACGAGTACCTCGAAAAACTCATTGCACAGCAGATGAAGGAGGACCAGAAATGAAAGTTCAGTTATTCTCCACGCCTTCCGCGTATCCCGCGTATTATCTCCGCTTGAAAGATGGCGTTTACGATCGAGTAAACGCATTCCCCGCTCCTTGTACCGCACCGGGAACGCCGATCGACCAGCGCTATGCACGCACAATCGACAAAGACAGATATTTTCCGGTTATCACCTCATCGCATGACGGATATATCTTTTTCGGTCTGCCGGAAGGTGCCGAAGTTTACACCGCAGCCGAGGTGGCCGCCATTGACCGCCCGAACCGCGTCAAAGAATAAAATACCTTGTTTCTCTATGACAAACCCCGCTCACCAAAGCCATAAGGTGAGCGGGGTTTGTCATTATACGACTGTTTCGGTTTTGCAGGACTCGCACCCGCTTTCAGCCACTATGCAAACCGATATACCTCCACAGGGAGGTATGAACGCTATCGTCGCGTCTGTACGCCGGGCTTTTACCGGTGATCTCTCAGCTGTCCAGAACGGTTGTATGAAATCCAGAGAGGTATAACCTCACTTTCGCAAGTTTACTTGTGCTCCGTCCTGATGATTAGGTTGTTTATTGCAAGAGATAAACAGACTGGTGCTCTTTCGTGGCGTGTACTTAGCCACCCGAAAGCGCCGTATCGGCTTTGTAACTTTGTTAGCAAACTGGTGTTTTGCTCTCGGCTCACTAAGTCCGTGTGAGTGCTTATCCAGTAGCACTCTCCCTCTCATTATGGGCTGTTCGGCGTTGCTCTCCGTCGTGTCGCAGTTGCTATCGGTCTGTAATCCGGCTGATTTCCTCGTAAGGTTACAGCGGGGAGCGACCCCGGTTGCGGCGTGCCTGCAAGCACCCGCTGAACTCTGCAAAGCCGTTGCAGCAGCTTCACAGGCGTTCGGAAACAGATTGTCCGTCTTTCCGGACTGCCAGAATATTATCGTCCTCGTTGGAGGCGTTGCGCTCCCTCTGCCTCATGCAGCTTCGGGAGCAGATCGCCTTGCACGTTGTCCACCATGCAAGGCTTGCCAAAAGTCCGCTACGTTACCCGTCCGGCTTCATGCAGCCATCCGGGCATGTTTGCGGTGTCTGTTGCCCGCAGGCACCGCACTCCATTCTCAATTTTTTAGCGTGAATGTTATTACTCCGTCACCCTCATGCAGGCTTCGGAGCATATCGGCGTGCCGCGCAAATGACACGCCAACGATAGAAAGGATAATCAATGCCTTCGTTCCGTGAAAGGCGCTCCGCCGCCCTCATGCAGACTTTGGAGCAGGTCAGCGGCAGGATTTCCCCGCCGCTTAAAACGGGACTTTAGGTAAAAATGGAGGAACGAAACTCCGTGATTCTGCTCTTACGAGCTTTTATCACAATACTATTATAACACCAGTTTTTGTGGTATAGTGTGGTAAGTTTTCCACAGATTCATGCACAATCTGTTAATAACTTCTCCACTTCCCGCAGGGCGCGAACGTGCATCCGTCCGCGCACATGATCCTCGTTGTAGTGAATCTTTTCGGCGGTCTCTCTCCACGTTCTACCGTTCACGTAATGTTCGATCAGCAGCGCCCGCAGCGCCGCATCCTGCACCTTAGCCGTGGTACTGATGATCTCCGCCTTAATCAGCGCAAGCCGTTCCTGCTCTCTCTGTATCTTCTCGGACAGGGCAAGATACGCATCCGCCTTGTTTGCGCTCACGTCACCGCCGCCGCCCGGCGTGTCCTTGATCGTCGTCGTTGCGCTTGTCGCCCGCGTCCACGCCCTTACTCGTGCTTCTTCCAGTGCAGAGATCGTTTTTTCAAGGTCAATCCCTCGCCTGAGCCATTCTTTAGTCGTCGTGTGCCACTACCTCCTCCATGCTGTGCTGTGTATATCGCCTACGACGGCTGATTCTCGCCGCCTTGTGGACGCAACCCACACCCGGTTCACATCCGCGCGATTCCCCCGTGTCGATCAAATAATGGCACGCCCATAGCTTAGACCCTTGGCTCGTACCCAGTACTCGCCAGTATGCGCACCCAGCGCATTCGCTTTTCTTTTTCATGCTAATGCTATTCCATTCTCCCGCAGTTCTTCAATCAGATCGTCGATTTTAACGTATTTTCGGTCGATACTGTCTGCGAGGTAGTTTGTTTCGTCCCATATCCGCCGTAATCGGTCATAGTCGTACCCTTCTTTATCCCGTAGAACGCTAAACATAATTGCCCATGTAGACGCAACCGCCGTGTTCGTTGCGTCTCGTTTGGCTTTTTCTATGTCACCCTGCGTCGCCGGTATTCGGTATGGGTTGACTTTCTTTTTCTTCGCCATTTCCGTACCTCCAATTTTCATACCGTCGCATCTCGTCCAGATACTGCCGCATCTCCGCGCTGTACTGCTTCACTCGTCCATCCGCTCCAACATATCAAGGTACTTTCTCGCCATCGCCGCCACCTGTATAGCCTCGCAAGCCGCAGCTTCGGCGTACTGCCCAACCAGTGCCACCTGCAGCGACGTTGGGATACCGTCACGGATTCGGCGCCAGAGCTGCTTCATTGACATTTCGATACTGTCGCATTCTTCTCGCAGTTCCTCGGCTTCCTCCCGCATCACCGCCCAACCCTCGTGCTCCGAGTGGAACTGCGGGAACCGCTTATTTGCAGCTTCCAGCTCCTTTTCCACGAGCATTTTTACATCTTCACTTACTGCGTTCATCGTTTTCCTCCCATCTCGTGTTCCACCATTCGATCGCATCCTTTTTCCGCCCCCTCGATGCGTATGTCTGCACATGAGCCATCGGGCACTTACGGTTCCTGCATTTCACATAGAAAAACTTCACGCCCGGCCGGTACAGTGGTTCGTACTTGCTCACCGTCGGCACTTCCCCGCACCATGGGCATGACTTCAACTCATCCATTGGCCGCATTCCTTTCTGCCATGTGCAGCTTAAACAGCGCCGTAACAGCTTTTCTCCCGCTGTCGTGGTTCTGTGCGCAGCGGCTTGCTTCTACCAGCTTGTTATAGTGCATTTCACACACCTTAAAGCCTGTTTTTACCGGCCTGCCACACCGGCATTGCCCGTCGTTCTGTTTCTTCGGCTCCTTCTTTTTCGCTTTCCGGCGATAGTACAGCGTATGTTCTGCGCACATTACGCGATTTCCCCAACGGGGCTTTCCGCACCATGGGCACAACCCATTGTCCCTGCGCTCTTGTCTCAGCTGCTTCCTTCTTTCCATAGTTTCCGCACTTGTAGGTGTGTGTTTACTCTTTCGCGTCCGCTCTTTCTCCAAGCATTCCGGGCACATGGTATACGGACGGAATGCAGGCTTTTTTAGGCATCGTGTGCAGATGTCGTGGTCTTTGTGCCACTTGTAGTCCTCTGCGTTCATACAAATCCTCCTAACACCGCTTTAAGCAACGCAATCGCCACCGCCGCCAATATGCAACCTACAAACACCAACAGCATTCCGATCAATACGCGTAACGCAATTTCTTCAAAATCCACCGTATCACCTCAAACACAAATCATCGGCGGGTGCGGAATCTCCGTATCTACCGGTTTCCACAGGTGCAGGCAGTACGGATAGTTGTTGATGTACTCCGACTTAGGCGGGTGGAACTGCATAACGCGCTCGTCCTCGCCGAAAAACATATCCTTAATCGCGCACATCTCGTCCCACGTCGGGCAGCACTTGCGCTGTGCAGAGCCGGGCGAAACGCTGACGTGCTCCCATCCCATGCCGTTGCTTGCAATCACGCAGAACGACTTGCCGCCGACAAACCCCTTGAAAACCCCGTTTCCGCTGTCGCCGGTGCAGCCGTAAAACTCGCGTTCTCTGTCTTTCAGCCGGAACTTGTCCAGCTTGTGCAGGTTAATCATTCTGTATACCTCCATAATGTTCAACAATGTACTGGTTCGCCGTGGTTTCCGGCGCGGTTTTCCATGCAATCAAGCCGATCACGTTCGTGAGCAACATCACACCGACAAAAATCAATCCGCAGGCAGTGTATAAACCAAACACCGGTACCCCTTCGCTGTTGCATATGACACAAGCCAAGAGGATAAAAATTGATAAACCTATCGCCAGTGCGCCCAAAATTACAAGCCATTGAAACTTGACCGATTCCCGCGCAATAACCTCCTGCACCAGTGTTTCCGGTGTAACGCCCATCTGAGCGGCGATTTCAGATATGGTCATTCCGTTACTCCCTCACATTCCGCCCCGCAAGCCGCATAGCCTGCAAGATCAATCCAACTGTCAGCCTTTCCGCCGCCTGCTGCAATGCGTGCAATCTTGAGCAACGCCATCATTACAGCAACGTCCTTTGCCTCTACGCGCACGTTCACGCCCCTTGTGCAGGCTTTATTAAGATACGCCTCCCACAGCTCCGCAATCGCTTTGAAGTTATCCTCCGGTGTGCCGTAGTCCTGCTCGCGCTGTCCGCATACGCACTTCTCCGCCGCGTGCAGGATGTCCGCACGGGTCAGTCTGTGCTTTGCGTCCTCGCTGTTTTCCTCGACTGTCTCGGCAATAGCAGGCGTGTCGTCCTCGCTGTGCTTTGCTACAATCTCTCCGATAGTCGGCTCATCGATTACTTCAAAGCCCATCAAATCAGCAAGGTCTTTTGCTCCGTTACCGCAAGTATATTTCACGGCATCGCATATAGAGCAAAAAGAGCATTCAGCGGTCTTGCAATACTCAAAAATTGCTTCCGCGAGGTTGTACACCTTGTTGCCCTTCTTAAACTTCATCGTCTTCCTCCTGTGTCATTCTCTCAACGGCTTTCTTCACGCCTGCCATAATCAAGCACCACTCACCCACCGTTAAATACGCAGCTATATCGCGCACCGCTGTAACAGCGTCACGCGCCATTTTCGGTTCAATCGGCTTGTCCATGTCGGCTTTGGTGATTTCACGCATTGTCCGCTCTCCTGTTCCATGCTTCGGCAGCTTCGTCATATCCGTTTTTAATAACAGCAGGTTGGCCATCTGTCAATTGGATTTCGTGCAACTGCCAGAAATAAATTCCGCACTTTTCACAGCCAACACGATACTTAGCACACAAAACGGGGTAGTTCGCCCAAACGTCGTATGTTTCGGTGTGCTTACCTTGAACAGTCGCTTTTCCCCCGCAGAATGGACAGGGTTTCAGTTCAACCATTGTCTGCACTCCCATCCATCTTCGCGCCGCAGCAATCACAATACGCAGCACGGAAATCATCCCATGTATGCTCTTCACCACAGTTGGAACAAATTTGCATTCCGTCTTGCTCAATCCAGTGAGCGCGCACCACCGGTGCAACATCGGCGGCGGGCGGCGAGGCAACAATCTCCATTGCCATGGCACCGTCGGAACCGTCCACCCATTTCGCCGCCATCACCGCTCTTATGGCAGTATCCCGCTTAATGTATCCACCCATTTTCGCACCCCTTTCCCAAATGAGTTGCACTTTTCTGCTTCTCAAAGTAAAACTCAATCGGCTTTTCATTCTCGATCACATTCCCGTAAACTACGCCAACCTTATAGATGTAATTTTCGCGCAGCTTTCTCGGAATTTCCGCGATGTAGCGCCGGAATGTTTCCAGCGTATGGGCTCGCTTGTAATGATTGCACATTCGACAGGACGGCATGAGATTCGAAATATCATCTGTCCCCGCATCTTCAATTCCCCATGCCCTCAGTGGGAGAAAATGATCCACTTGCATATCTTTGTATGCAATCTCTCTGCCGCAATAAGCACAGTGCCCGTCGTATTTGCGGTATACTTCTTCGCGGATTTTCTTACTTATCGCCATCGTCTTCCTCCTGTCTCGCAATAACCTTTACGGCGCATTCTCCGCGTTCTGTGGAATACCACGCGCAGTTCTCGTGCACACACTCGGCAGAAAATCTTTTATCCTTGTCTGCCAGCGAGAATGGGCAAATTCCCTTTGTCCTGTTTGCCCAATTACAGTTTTCACTCAACATCGTTTTCCTTCACCCTTCTTTTTTCCGCTTCTTTCAGCGCTCGAAAAGTCATCACATACACGTCCTTCGAATACGTATCGGCCTTAATGGGAATTAAAGGCGCTATATAGAGCCAGCAATCCATGTACGTAATATCATCCATCGTTTTCCTCCCATTCCTCGCACGTCTCATCTTTCAACCGGAAATCTGCCCGGTGTTCGCTGTCACCGTTGCAGCAGACACCCTCAAAATGCTGCATACCACTTGCAGTTCACACACCGTCTATCCACGTCTGCCCTTCGCCTCCTTTGCGCTTTGCGCGCTTGAACGCATCGCGGAACTTGCGGTACGCCCGTGTGTACTCGTAGCTCTTTCCAAAAATCGCGATAGCAGCCTTGTAAAGCTGTGGTTCGTACTGCTTTACAATCTCTAAATCTTCCTCGAACCGGCTGTTGAACGGGCAACCGCAGCAGCCTGTGCGCTTCATTCCGTACACCTCGTAGCAATCCGAGTATCGCAAGCCGTAATGAGCTTTATACTGCGCTTTGTCCTCGTCACTCCAAAAGTAGAGGGGCATATACCGCGCAACGCCGGAATGATGCAGCGGTTCAAAGCAAGATGTATGCGCCATCGCTCTAATCCCACCCTCTGCCCGTCGTTCTCCGACAATGCAGATTGTTGCATTACATTCTTTGAGAAATTCCGCAGAGCTGTTTTTCTTCGCTCCGTTGCAGCATTTGTCCGAAATAGCAAATTGTGGGGGGGTACTAAGCATAAACTCTTTCATTCCGGCGTGTCGATAGATGGAAAATTTCGAACGTTCGCCGTTTTCTCCAGTCCACCATTTCAAGCCTGCTTTACATCCTGTGTACCTCTCGTTCAGCACCTCGAACGGTTCGTTTTCCCATCGGAAACCGTGTGCCTGCAAGTAACTGATTTTCTGTGCGATTTCCTTGCTAAAGAACGGCACTCCATATTCCTTACATCCTACCGGAACCGGCTTTTTCGCCTTTCTCCGTACAATCTCGATATTGTACTTTTCTTCGAGATAATCCAAATGCCGAAGCGTTGCGCGATACTCAACGCCGGTATTGAAAAACACATAAACAACCTTTCGATTGCCTCTCACCCGTTCGAGCAGATCAAGCATTACATCGCTGTCGCTTCCGCCCGAAACGCTGCACACCGGATTTTTATAGCTGTTCAGTAGCAAATCCGCTTTCTTCATCGTGTTGCGGATTAACTCATTCTCCGGTGCAGCGTTCAAAACTGCTTCGTCAGCCATTTACACCACACCCTCCAACCCAATCTGTACCGTTTCCGGTTCTTTCAGCATTTCATCTTTGGCAAGCCGGTAAAACTGCTTATCCAGTTCAAACCCATAGCTGTTTCTTCCCAGTTCCCGCGCCGCTCTCAGCGTCGAACCGCTCCCGGCGCATGGGTCAATTACCGTGTCGCCCGGGTCTGTGAAAATCTCAATCAGCTTTTTCAGCACCTTCACCGGCTTCTGCGTCGGGTGCAGCTTGGGAATCTCTCTGCCGTCCCGTTCCCAGTCGATATGGTCAAACACCATCTTTCCGCTTCCGCGAATGACCTTGCCGTCCTCGTCGTACTGCCTGCCGTTGTTAAACTTCGGCAGCTTGTCTCGATACAGTACAACCGCAAATTCGGTTGCGCCTACAATGCGCATATTGGCTTTTAGCACCTGTGCCGAGTAGTTTTTTGTGAAAAACAGCGGATAACTGTTCTTGAACCCGTACCGCCTGCCGTACTCCATCACCGTCTGTATCTGGTCGAACGCGCAAAATACGATCATCGCCGGTGCAGCGTTGCGTTCCTTTGGTTCTTTCTTCAAAAGCCGGTTGCAGAAGTGCATATATTCGGCAATCTTGAAATAGCCGTCCGTGCGGAAAAAGCTGCTTTTCGCCTTTGCGCTTTCTCCGTTCTTGTTGTCGCCGCCGACATACCACATTGGATTGCTTCCGTATGCGTCCTCACCGATGTTATACGGAATATCCGCAATCACAAGCTGTGCTTTCGGAATCCCGTAACGCTTGTAGTTCTGGAAATTATCGCAGAACAACTCGCATTTAACCTGTTTCACTCCTCGTCCCTCCCTATAATCTCTACTTCAATCCTCGGATTCTTCGCGTCCACATAAAACCAGTCTTCAAATCCCGCGATATTCTTCCATCCGTCGTTACTCAGATACCGCGCTTTAACAAGCGCATCCTGAATAACCTTGCGCCCGAACGCGCAAATATTATCCTTATCCCTCCGTCGGTCTTTCTCGTACCAGCGGTAAATCATATACACCGGTTCCTCAAATTCCACGTTTCCGAGCTGCCGTGCCGCGTGCATCACAACGGTTTCGCACTTCTTCTTGAGTTGTGCTCCCAAGTACCGGTTGCGCCGTTCCGCCTCTATCAGCTCATTCAGTCCCGGCAGCGGGCCTTTGATTACAAATTTCAACTGTACCTCCAGTCTGCAGCCGAGAACTTACCGCTTGCAAGGTGCATCATCATGTCGATCTCACCTGTTCCCGCGTGCCTGTTCTTTGCTACGTTTACCTTTACCTGTACGCTCTCAGCTTTCTCGTCCTCGTCGTACATATCCGGCCGGTGCAGCAGAATCACACTGTCCGCGTCCTGTTCGATTGCACCGCTGTCTCTCAGGTCTGACAGCATCGGTTTTTTGTCCGCTCTGGTCTCCGTCCCGCGGTTGAGCTGTGCCAGACATAGCACCGGCACGCCGAGCGTCCGCGCAAGCACTTTCAGTTCACCAGAAATCTCAGTAATCTGTTCGTACCGACTCCGCAGCCGCATATTCGGCTTAATCAGCTGTAAGTAGTCGATGACCACAAGCCGCAGGTTTTTCACCTTGCGCGCCATCGTCCGTATTTCGCTTACACCGCAGCGCAGTGTTTTATTTAAGTACAGCGGGACATTTATCAAACTGTGTCCCGCACGGCTTGCAGCGGCAATCTCGTCGTCCGTAGCACCGCCAAGCAGCAGCTTGCTTGCCGGGATTTTGCAAATCCGGCTCACGCGCCTTGCTGTCAGCTGCACCGAATCCATTTCCAGTGAGATAAACAGCACACCGCCCTGCTTTGCTACGTTGTCCGCAATCTGTAAGCTGATTGCCGTCTTGCCGCAACCGGGTCTTGCCGCCAGAACATACAGTCCGCAGTTCAGCATACCGCCGCCGAGAATCCGGTCTAAGTCCTCAAATCCGGTCTGCACGGAAACTGCACCGCCGTCCAGCCTGTCCCAAAATTCCAGTGCAGCATTCTCGCCGCTGATTAGCTCGCCTTCCGCGTGCTCTGCCAGCTTTGCAAGCTGCTGTGTCATGCCGTCTATCACCTCAGACGGGTCCGCATTTGCAATAATATCCGCATCCGCGGCGCTCAATACCTCGCGGATACCGCGCCGCAGTGCAGCCTTGCGTACCTCTGCGATATGCGGTTCAAGGTCTGCGTTCTCGCTCGGTACGATTTCCATCAACTCGTAAAAGTACGAGCGTACCACGCCGCTTTCGTTTGCTGCCTTTGCCGGGTCTACGTCCTCGCCTCGGTTGTCGATCCGCTGCATCGCCTCAAAGATTTCACGGTTCGCTTCCACCGTGAAGTCCTCCGGCTTTAATTCTTCCAGTAATCGCCGTGCCGTCTGCGGGTTTGTAATTGCCGCACCGATCAGCAGGTTCTCGCTGGTGATGATATCAGTCATACACCTTCACTCCGTTCACCATTCGGTACTTTGGTTTTTCCGGTCTGGTCTCCGTGATTCTGTCCCAAATAATCCCGCGCCAGTTGTTTGCCATACTCAGCCGGATAACCTCGGCTACCGCCTGTTCTCCATGCCGCTTTACGCGGTTTTCGATTTCTGTCAGCAGAGACTTCAAGCCGGTTGACTTGTACGCCTCTCTGCGTTCCTTCTTGTAGTTCAGCCAGTCCCGCACCGCAGATCGTACCGGTTCGTTAAAACGTTCCGTCTGGTCGGGTCCCTTCGGCTTGTCCGCTTTCGGCTTCGCCGGGCATTTTGCCGGTGTCGGCATTTCA